CATGAGTCATCTCGACGAAGTGGCAAAGAAAACACCACAGCATGTGGCTGCGAGGCAATGGCGTGAGGCGAAAGGTCTATCCCGCGCCGCGCTCTCAGAGAGAGTCGGCTATTCCGTGAGTGCGATCCAGAACTATGAGCTAGGAGAAGTTCGAGAGAACGGATCGCCGATCGGCGATCGAGAATGGCTGCGATATAAACTTGCCTGCGCTGCGATTGATGCAGAGATCGAATTCAATTGGGGGATCTCATGAAGGCGTTATTTATTCCGCTCAAGACGCGATGGTTTCGCGCGTTCGAAAGGGGCGAGAAACGAGACGAATGGCGGCCGCGTTGGAACGAGAAGACGCTGATTCCCGGTCGCGCTGTGACGCTGTCACATGGCTATTGCGGCGATCGCCTGCATCGAACACTAATTGGTTTTGAAAGCGTCGAGGCATCACGGGCGGCGCCAGAGGCACGGGAGATCTATCCAAACATTAAGGTGTTTGCGCGTCTCTTTTTAGGCGATCAAAAACTGTAATGTTATTTTCATCTGTCAAGGGCGAACATATAAACGCGCCAGCGCGAGCTGACGGGGTTGCTGTAAAGCCAGCGGGGAGCGCGCCAAAAAACGGCCGCATGATCGAATGATGATGTATATTTTCATCAGCACGGGGCCGCGCCCCACTCACACGGGAGACAATTCGATGACCAAAGAACAAGCCCTTGAAGCTATCTCTAGCCGCCTTAAAATTGAGGCGGGCAGCGGCGATGACTACGATACAGGATTTATCATTTCTGTAGATGGCGATATGGCAATCGTCGCATGGGACAGTGGTGCGCGAACCCCTACACCACTGTGCGATATTGAAGAAGCATAGGTGATCAACGTCATGACAGGCAACGACATCCGCGATGCGCGCGCCACGCTCGGCCAGATGTGGGGCTAGGCAGGCCGTTGCATATGTCAGAGCTGGGAAGGGTGCTTGAACTGAAAGGGCGCGAAACGCCCGTCAGCGCATGAGCTATGACGCCATCAGCATCTTCGCCGTCGCCTTATCCATCACCTTGCCGCAATATTCAAACACCGCGCACGGGCGTCCACCAATTTTATTTGGCAATGTGCTTTTCTCCCTGCTGACCGCAGAGAACGTGCCAGGCTTCTTTTCAAGGCGCCATCGTGGCGATCGATCGAACGATCTGACAAGCGCTGGATGAGCTGGATAGGTGCGGAGACGTAGGCCAAGTGCACGATGCGCTGCCCCAAGCTCATCGACCAATGCGAGAGCGATGCCGAGGCCCTGCCAATCCGGCAAAGTAACGAGGCGTGATACCGCCTTGATGTCGTTTACACTTGGATGAGGGCGATGCAGACACGCGGCAAAGGCTGCTGGCTGATCTCTTACGAAGGCGACGTAGCAAGCGGCAGATCTATGCAGTTCTGCTGTCAGATAGTGAAACGGTGCGAATAGGGACCAAGCGGCGTGACTGACGCGCTTAATCTCGATTTCGATTTCTGGGCGTCGTCGAACTGCCCTCCTTGTGAAAGTCATGGTTGCAGGTTCCAGAATCCAATCCGGTTGCAACCATTCTTCCACATCGTAGTGGCATGTAACCGCCACAAATTTCTTGCCCGCCTTGCGGACGTATTTCTGCGCGGCATGAGAGCCAATCTGCGCTACCTGCCGGTCGATAACTGAAGTGAATTCATCGACGACGATGGGATTGGCATCAGAGAGCAGCGCGCGTGCCAGATCGACGCGAAATTTCTCGCCGGTGCTTAGCACGCCGTATGGCTTCATCCACGAAGGGATTGTGTTAAAGCCGACAGCCTGACAGGCCGCAGTGATATCCGCGATGCCCTGCCGTGCCGGGAAGTTATCGACCACGGCTCGATGATCCCATTCACAGATCACAGGTTCGCCGAAGAGCTGCTTTGCTACAGACGATTTACCAGCGCCAGAATGACCAACGATTAAGCCGACATTCCAATCAAAATCCTCGATCGGCACCGCACCAGACCAATGACGCTCAATCTTTTCATGAGCAGGCACGTCGAACATCGATTCGAGCTGTTTGACGCGAGCCGTACGCTCGACGTCCGATCTGACTACGAAATTAACGCTCGGCATGAGATGCCTGCCTTTTCAAATTCATCGAGCAATTCGATCTGACGCATTTCGCTGCCGCAATCGACCACGATCTGATATTTCATGTCGGTGAGCTGTGCGCACGCCTCTTCAGCTTCCGTCTCTGCCAGCTTGCCGAGCATCTTATCAATATCGGCAATGTCGAAGCCCGTAAGTGTCAGATCAAAGCCCTCATGGGAGAGCTCGCTCATTTCGATCTTTAAGAGCTCTTCATCCCAGCCGGCCGTCAATGCAAGTTGATTATCGGCGATGACATAGGCACGCTTCTTGGCATCTGACCAACCTGTTGCAACCATGACGGGGATCGTGACAACCCCGAGCTTTTGCGCTGCTAGAACGCGACCGTGACCGGCAATGATCATTCCCGATTCATCAATCAGAACGGGCGTTGTCCAGCCCCATTCTTTAATCGAGGCCGCGATCTGGTTGACCTGCGCAGCGTTGTGAGTCCGGCTGTTACGGGCGTATGGCACGAGATCCGCGACGTTGCGGCGCTCAACCTGATCTGCGGGCCATCGCTCGTTCATGTGTTCCAATCCGTCTTGACGCGCAGCCAGCGCTTCTCCGTCTCAAGCCCATGAATATGATCGCGGGCGATCCGGCAGATCTCAGCCAGCCAGGGCTCGCCCATCTCTTTCATACGCTCTGCCGCTTTGACGAGATCAACCTGAAGCATGTCGGTCGTGATGAATGGCAGGTCATGCTCCTCGAGCAGCAGATCAAGCGGCTTGATCGGTTCAGGCAGCATCAGAATCCATCGCAACTGCTTTGGCGGCCTTGCGCTCTTTTTTCCAGAAGCTTCGCTTAGTCCGGCGTAGGTGTTTCCACCATTCGCCAGCGCGTGTCAGCGTGCCCTTCTTGACAGTTGCCATGACGGCTCCCTCGCGTGCGCGGTTTTTAAGGCCTCAAGAATGAGGGTGGACTCAATTGAGATCAAAAAGAAATCTTGAAAAAGCGAAGCCCCGCGAGGGCCATAAAGGCTGTCGCGGAGCTCTATCTGTCCGAAACCGTATCCCGTATTCAGACATGATTTGTCTCCGAAAAGGTTGATGCCGCTGTTTTCGGTGCCTTTGGCGATCCGAGGGCTTCATGGTCTAAGACCAATTCCGCGCGGCGCTCCCTATGGAATTCGATAGATCACCATCTTCCGCATTGGCCGTAGATGGCTTGGCGTAGCTTCTTTATGCCGTCCTCCAGCGAGGACTCTCTGGCTTGCTGGCTTTTTAGCTGTTTAAGCGAATAGGCAAAAAATGTTGCAGCGGCGGAGATAATGTTGATAACCTGAACTTCGGCTGACGCGCAAACGCCATTCACTGCGGCTTCCATTTGGTCTATGAGCCTAACGACGACGGCTTCACCTGTTGCCGGCATTGTTGCCCATTCCCTCTTAACGACAAAGGCCCGAGCGTTTCCGCTTCGAGCCTTCAAACCGTTCGAAAGTGCTGCCGCTGTCTTACGAACGCACTTTCCCCAAACCGCACGCGCATGTAGACACCGCCAAACACCGCCATGTCAATCCTAAGAAGTCGGACAAATTTGTCTCATCGGACAATTAGAAGACGTTCGGCGCCATTACATTTAGCCAGTCAGCTAAATGCTTTAGTCCATCTCGCCTACGCCGTTCAAATGTCCTAAATCCAAGATTTCGCTCTTTGCATGTCGCGCTCAAACTACGGCGACGAGATAAAGCCTCGGAGCTAATCATCAAAACGTAGGCAAGGCTAGAATCGCGTTTGCGCATGTCGCGCAACCAATCGAGCGTCTTTTCCATTTGCGCGATTTCTCGGCCTGTTGGCCTATCCGCGGAACGAGATGCAGCCTCGCGCCTTTCATCGAGCTCAACCTCACCAATTTCCTTCTGATATTCTAGATCTTGCCAGTCATAACAATGGGGCGGCCAACTTCCCCCCACGCCCTTTGGACCTCGAAGACGCGGCGTGCGATGAAGGATTTTGAAGGCATCCACAAGACGACGGCTTACATGAGCGGGTGTCCATATTTCCGGTATCGGCGCATCCTCGTCGCGCACCATTGGACGCTCGAGATTGTTTACCTTCTGGGCATCTTCAACGATGATCAGCGCTTCTTGGATACGCATGTGTTACGCCTGCTTTAGCTGTGAAGATTGGCTAAAATAGTAGGTTCGTCGGCCAATACCACCATCGTTTCGCGAATGAACGCATTGCGACTCATGCTGTGTTGCATCGCCACTTGATCGTAAATTTCGATGATATTGTCAGGGAGTTCGAAAAATATTTCTCTCTCTCCGCATGACACTCCTAATCGATTTGAGTGCCTGTCTCTTG